CTACACCTCCAGTTCAAAGGTGGGTAGATCAGGCGCCTCTCCTGCCAGCTCCCCTCCCCTGTAAAACGCCTTCTTACCGATGGCTACACCGATGCCCCGTACTGTGACCGTTCCACCCGCCAACGCGGTGAGAGTGGTGGTTGTGGTACCTACTGTTGTCACGGTACCCACCAGCAAGGGATCAGCGCCAGGTACCAGCTCTAAGAATCGCTTAAACAGGTTCATACAAATCGCTCCACACTCAGCTGCTGGCGTACCGTCATGGCCCTGTTCTGCAGCGCAGCAGAGACCCTGACACCCCGGCTGTAGCCCTTGTAGCCATCCACTGCGAGCAGCGCCCCCGGCAGGATCAAGCCGGTATCAGCTGACAACGGCAGCTCGATGGTCTGAGTGCGCTTGGGCATGGTCTTGGCCAGCCCCACCACACCTTGGGCACGGGCCGCCGTCACATCACACACCAACGGGTGGGTGATGGTCGGCGCTTGTTGCTCGCCAGCCGTTCCCTGCCGCACCACCCGCGCACTGATGCCCTGGTGGCCACCGCTGACCCAGATCCCGTTGGCGGCATGACCCGGCTGGAAGTCACTGCCCAGGGTGGTAATGATGGCTCTGGGGATCGCCACATCGGCCACAGCAGTATCAAGCTGCCATGGCACTGTGGGATAACGTGGCTTGATGACCAGATGGCGGTTGCGCTGGTGTGGCAGCACAAAGCCACCAGCCGCCTCGGCCAGGTACCTGACCACCTCGATCGGGGTCTGGTTATCCAGACTAAAGAACCCGGCAGGCACCAACCAGTCAGCTGCTTGCCAATCCAGCGTCCACCCCACCGGCAATACGGCAGCAGCCAGCTGGGCCATGGTCGCGGCAGCAGGCTCGCTCACCGCCTGCGCCAATACATGGGTCGGTGACAAGTAAGCGGTGCGAGAGCGTCCCGTCAGCGTTGCCGACTCGCGGCCAAAGCTCTGGCTCGATTGCCAGCCATCGCACACGCAGTCCCATTGCTGACCGTTGATATGAATGCTGACCTCTTCCTCATCGGTCAACGCAGCCGCCGCGATACGGGGGATCTGGGCGCTGAACTGCCATGCCCAAGAGTCGGTATCGAGCTCGATACTCACCGCCGTAGCAGGAATATCGAGCCCATCGCGTACCCGCACGATCTTTGCTGTATTGCTCACCAGATAGACCCTCCTGGTTGGAATAACGATTGCTGCATCACTGCCGTGCCAGACAAACTCCAGCTCTGCCTCGCCCCGCTTGCGCCCGAACTCCAGCCGCAGGGTGCGCTTGTCTGGGCGCTCCGGGATGATCGGCGGCTTCGGATCCGGGCTGGTTCCGGGCCCCGGCTGCATCGCCTCCTCCCAGCCATCGCGCCACCCCTTCCAGAGCGGCAGGCCAAGGCGGGTGCGGCGGCCATAGAGCAGCAGGCCAACGGCATCCCCCTGGCTCCACTGGTCTGCCTGCCACACCTTGTCAAAGCGCGGCGGGTTGCGATAACCGCCGACCTGCCACATTCCGGCCTTGTCCCCCTCGACCCAGAGGGCGCGATTGACGGCATGGCCGGGGGCCAAATGCTCCACCTGCTGGCCATGATCGTGACCGGTGGCCAGCCCCTCCTGGTACTGGCTGCGGGCCAACTCATAGCGCTGGGGCATGATGGCGCTCTGCTCCACCTGCTCACTGTTGGCGGGTTCGGCCTCCTGCCAGCTGACGGCGCCCACGGTGCGGGCCAGTTCTGGCCGCTCCCAGGTGCTATCTACCCGGCTGCTGACCAGCCCCGCCCGCTCCCACCGGCTTTCCTCGGTGGCGCTCGGGCCACGGAATACGTTGATATCGTACTCCCCGGCGATCACCGGCACCGGCTGCTGATTGCTGGCCGCAATCCCGCACTCAATGACGAATGCGCCCACCATGGCGCACTCTGGTGCGGTGGTACTGGCGAGACTCCCCTCCAGCACCACGGCACCGCCCAGCGCGGCTATGGGGCGGTCTGGCTGGCTGCCCCAGCTGGCTGGCAGGGTCAGCAGGTCGGGGGAGACGGCCAGGCGCGGCGGCATGGAGGCGCCAACCAAGATCGCCTCATAGCGCACCACCTCGGCCTGGTTCAGCTCCAGCTGTCCGGTGGTACTGCGGGCCTTGCGTAGTTCTAAGCTCGCATCCTTTCTGGCCATATAGCCCCCGGTTACGGTTCGGTGATGGTGGCGTTATTGATGCGGATCAGCGCACCGGCAAAAAACTCGCTCGCCGGTATCTCCAGATCGGCGCCACTGCCTGGCACCCCCACATCGAGATCCGCCACAAAGGCGCCATCCCTGTCAACAATGCGCCCCCAGGTGGGGGCGCCGCTGGCGGTGGCCATCTGCTCGGCCAGGGGTTTCAGGGTCAGCACCCCGCCGCTGACCGTCTTGGCACAGGGGTGGCTGAACTTGAGCACCACCAGAGCCAGCTGGTCGGTGATGGCCGCCCCTGGCGCCGGTCTGGTGCCGGTGTAGACGGTCAGGGTAGCGCTGGGGCCGCTGCCGGTGTCGATGGCCGTTGCCAGCAGCTGGGCGCGGCTGGTGCGCAGCGTGTCCACATAGGTGAGCATGGCTATTTCCTCTTGAGCGGGGCCAGCATGGGGAACGGCGCAGCGGCCACACCCCCGCCAGGCGGGTAGGGTTTCGGTGCCTGGTAGTCGGCGGCCACGGCGTTGTAGTCGGCGGGGCCAAAGGCGGGATCGTCCTGGGCGACCAGCATATAACGCTTGTTCAGCCACAGCAGATCGAACCGATAGACCCCATCCGATGCGCGGCTGTAGGTCTCGCCAACCAGTTCGCCATCTTGGGTAAAGCAGAGCACCCGGCGCCGCACCCCCACCCCGTTGATGGTCACCGTGCTCTCGATATAGCCCTGCTCCACATTGCGCACCCCATCACGCCACCAGTAGTAATCCCGCCCCTTGCAGAGCGGGGTCTGGGTCTGTTGCTGGAGGTTGACCGGCCCTGCATACATCGGCGGGGTGCAGCGCCAGGTCACATCTTGCGGCTGGAACTGGCTCCGTGGCTCTTGGTTGGCTGCCACTGCCGTCACTCTTACCGGCGGTTTAAAAACAGGTTCGCCAATGGCAAAAGATTGGCGACTGGTTATCTCTGCCTGGGTCAGCTCTCGGCCATAAATCGCCACATAGGCCAGCTGGCAGTTACCGCTTGCACCTCCGTTGTAGTAATACCCACCGATAACCAGAAAGGTATTGGCCAACTGCATAAACACATCAAATGGCACCGTCATACCGGCATCCAGCACCCCATCTATATAAATTTTGGTACTGTTGCTGGCTACCTCGTACTGCATCACCACATGATGCGGGCCTGATGATAATGACTCCCACGTTTTGACAGATGGATAGGTGACAGTCTGACCTGCTGGCGAGATATTTTGATAGGAACAAAATCCAAGGGTATCGTGGTAAATCATGATGTAACGGTAATTGAAACCGGTTAACGGCTGATTTACCCCAAATACTGTGCTGTAGATGTTTGGCCCCTTGGCGCCCGCCAATCTGAACCACCCCTCTATCGACACTATTTTTGGTAGCGTTGACTGCTCAATACGCAATACCGCATCGGTGTTACCAGATTGCATGGACGGCAATAAATCACCATTCATGGGCGGCATACCAAAAGCGGGTGAGCCATGCGCCACCAGATGCCGATTGTTGCCGCTATGGTCTTTGTTGTCGATTAGCGGCCAAAATGCGATGGGGTTGGCCGCTTTGATGGTGTCATACAGCGTTGCCATCGCTTACCTCCACGGGCCGGTGATATCGAACCCAATCAGTGAGCGTGGATCTACGTTGTAGACGTTTGCCTGAAAAAGGCCACGGATAAACCGCACCCTTTTACCTGGCAGCGCGGGAAGATCACCAAAGTTTTTACGGTGCCATGCGGCAATATCACCGTATGGCACGATAAGACCAGGCATATAACCACGCAGATTATTGCCTGACTCCATCACCATGCAGGGGTCGCTAGAGAAGTAGAATCCGTTATCTGGGCCATTTGGCGTGGCCAGGCCAGTCCCAAATCGCCCAAACAGTCCTTTTAACCACCATGAGGTAGTACCAAACAGCTGGTGATATGGGCGGGCTATCGCTCGCTGCCCAGACTGGTCAAAGGTGGTGAGTGGCGTACCCAAGTTATTTGGGCTGTTCATATCCCTGTTTGACCAAGACGCATATGCATCAGCGGCGTTGGTGGTGGTGTAGTGACAAATTACCGCATGATAACGATCGCCAGGTCTGATAGAACGGATATAGCCAGCGCAATAGACGGTTTGATAGCCGTAATTGCAGATGGATGGCAGCCAATAGAACAGCTGTTGATCCCCTATCAAATCCCATGTTTTAGGGGAATAGCGCTGGGTCGCTGGCCAACGGTGCTCGTAGATGGTGGTATAGGTGTTGATATCCACCACATCCTCAACCATGGCTATTTTTGCCAGATATTGAGTTGAGCTGCTATATGTCCCTGTCCACCCGGTAAAGGCCGAGTTATCAATTCGCCACGACACGTTCCCCGACTCGCTGACGTTGGTTGGGCGCACGATAAACACCTTACCGTCACCGCTTTCGTGGGTAATCGTCCAGCCCAGCGGCGCCACCTTCATGGTCATGGCTGCGCCCGTGCCTGGAGCGCTAGGGTTGCCATTATCCAGCTCAAACCATACTTGGTTGGTGCTGACCTGTATCACCCGATGCTCACCGTTGTAGGCGGCTGGCGATACCCCATCGACCTGGATAACTGAGTCTTGCTGATAGGCATGGCCGCCGCTAAAGGTGGCCACCGCCCACCCCTTGGCGGCATCAAACGACAGGGCGTTAATCGTCAGGGTGCCAAAGCCGGTTACCAGCACCGCCTTGAGCAGCGCAGCCAGGGCGCCGTCTGCGGTATCGCCCAGGCTCGGGGCGCCTTGCATTTCGCTTGCGAACCATTTGACCTTGTATTCAGCCATGTTGCCGTTCTCCATTGCGGGGCATTATGCCCCACGAAAAATAATGGGCGGGGCACGGTGCCCCACCCGGTTAGCGGTTGACGTTGCCACGCAGTTGCAGCTCAAAGCGATCCGACTCGCTGGCCGCCACCGATTGCAGCACGGTACGGATGGCCCAGATCGGGAAGTTTGCCGCCTTGGTGTTGAAGCGCAGCACGTTGCCGCTCGCCCACCCCGCGCCCCAACCACGCTTGTCCAGCCGAAAATAGGGCTGGCCGTTGTTGGGGTTGATGGGGGAAAAGTCGGTATTCACATCCCCCAGTGCGATCTGGCCCACATGTTCCCCGACCAGCACAAAGGTGGTACTGGTCTGGAAGATGATGGCCCAGCGCTCCTCCAGGGTGGCGCGGTTGGTGACCACGATGGGAAAGTCGGTGTCGTTGTACTGCGCCGTGGTCGGGTCGCCGTCTACAAAGTCCTGCCATTTGTTCGTCCAGGTGCGCTGGTCAAACAGGTTGGTGTAACGCGCCCACAAATCGCCCATGATCAGCGCTGACGACACCAGGGTGTCAGCAGCGTCATAGGCGTGAGACAGGGGGCGGGCCAGCACCAGGCGGCCAGAGATCTCCACATCGGTGACCAGACTCATATCCTCGATCCGGTGAACCACCGCCAGCGGCTCCACATAGCCGGTCAGGTTCAACGGGGTGGCCAGGGTGACCACGCCGCTATCCAGATTGACGCTGTAGAGCGCAGGATCGAGCCGCTTGCCGTTCTTATCCTCCAGATGGCAGTAGGCCAGGCGCTGGCGCCCGGTGTTGAACTGCTGGCCAGCTGTCACCCCCATCGGGTAGGCACCGCGCTTGGTGCTATGCACCACCACGATGTTGCCCTTGCGGATAAACGGCACCCGGCCATCAGACGGCAGCCGCACCGGATCCAGCCCGATAATGTCGGCATCGAGCGGCAGATAGCTAAACACCACGCAGTTGAAGCGGATGGAGTCGGCCACCACGCTGATCGGCTTCCAAATCTTGCCATCCTCCCCCACCTGTTCGGCGTCATACCATGGCTGAGTCTCGTTGCCCGCCGCCGTGACCTTGCGGCCAAAACGCACGGTGACGATGCCGGTCTGGTAGTTCACCTTGCCATCCATGTCGGTTGTGGTGAAAAAACCGTCCCCGTCTGCCGTGGCCTCGATACGGCGCCCGCTCGCGGTGTTGGCGCTGATGTAGAGGCTACCCGGTGCCAAGGGTGCGCCTGGGGTGCGGAACGTCACCGCATCCACTGACTGGGCGCTGAATGAGGTGGCCAGACTCTGGAGCGATGGCTGGGCCGGTTGCCCTGCTGCCCAGTCGGCCAGCACCGCCAACCCGTTGGAGTAGTCGATGGTGCCAGCCTGGATGCCTGCCCCTGTCTCTGGATCCGGGTCGCGGTAGAGCAACCCTTGCCGGTCAACGTAGGTAGACCCGCCCAGAGTGAAGCGCATCGACCCCTCCAGAATCGCCTCGGCAAAGCCTGGGGTAACGTCTATGCGCAGCGCCTGGGCGGTCAGGGTGGCATTCTGGGCCTCGGCGCTGTTGTTGTTGCGGTAGGTCACATCCACCCACCCCTGTTCCCCGTCAGGGAACGTATAGGCGGTGTTGTGGTACTCGATACCGGTCATCGTCCAGCGCTGCACCGCGATCTGGTTGTTGCCTTCCCAGCGGGTGCCCACGGTCACCCAGGCATATTTCGGCTTGGGCAATGGGCTGGAGCCATCCGGCATAAAGTGCAGGGTGCCCGCGCCATAGTCGATGGCACCCAGCACCACGCCGCTGGCATCGATCAGCTTGCCCAGCCCGTCATCGCGCAGTGTGATGATAGGATCGCGGGTCTGGATCACCAGCTCCTGATCGTCCACATCAAACTTGTGATAGAGGGCGTTGAACTTGACCCGAACCGATCCCGGTGTGAGGTTGTGGGCGCCGCCGCCGTCCTTGCCGTCCAGGGTGATGGAGAGGTGCCCCACCTGGCCGGGGGTGTTCAGGCGCCCAGGCTCGATATGGCGCTCGGTCACCGGTTCACCGTACTGGTACTGGGCGGCGTACTCCTGCCCCAAAGCGGGCAAGGTAACGTGCTCCAGGTCGATGATCCCCTCGGCATAGTTGATGATGCCGGTGATATCGCCGGTTATCTTGCCATCCCCCGCCGCATCGGTGGCCCGCTTGCCGCTACCCCAGGTCAGGATCACGCTCTTGGGGGTGATCCCTTTGTGGGGGAGCTGCCAGGCGCTTTTGCCGATGCTGATGGCCTGCCCGCTGCGGTTTGTGTAGTTCACCGGGGTGGCCCAGCTGAACATGATGGAGGTATCCACATCCGGCAAGGCGCCCAGGGTCAGCATGACCGACCCGGTGGCCAGGTTGATGGTGCCAGAGCCATAAGAGCGGTCGATGCCCAGCAGCTCCCCGCGCCCGTTGTCTTTCAGGTCATACCATTTGCCTTGCGCCATAAAGCTGATGGTGGTGGTGCCAGGCGCCGGGGTCGGATGCAGGGTGATGGTGTAGGCATAGCCCCGGTTGTTAGCCTTGACCTCGATCCGCGCCGTGTCAGCGATGCGGGCAGGGCGGGCCGCTGGCCAGAAAGATACTGTCTTGCTCTGGGTGCCGTAGTTCGGGCACTGGGCGCTGAACTCCAGCTGGCCACGGCCATAGTCGATGGAGCCGATCACCGACCCGGCAACAACCAGCTCGCCCCCCTTGTCGGTGATGGTGGCCGCGCCGATGGTGATGGTCACGGTGCCAGGCTTGGCCCCGCTGCCCAGGAACAGGCCACGGCTCGGGGCGATCACTGCTGCGGTGTTGATGCTCACCAGCCCCCGGCCAGAATCGACCAGGCTGGCCAGCTCACCGGCAGCGGTCAGATCCACCGCTGGGGTTTCGCTGCGGGCCGCTGGCACCAGCTGGGTAAAGATAGTCTTGGCCCGTACCTGCATCGAGCCAAAGGCAGCATCATCCACCATTTTGGTACTGGCAAAGTAGTTGGCCGCATCCGCCACCACGGTTTCCCGCAGGGCTGTCTTGGGGTTGGTCACCACATCATAGGGGGTCGGCTGCTCACCCTCGAAGGTAAAGCGCAGCGGATCCGCCAGAGTGCAGGTGACCACGTTGCGGGTGAACTCGGGTACACCCTGGATCTGGAACTTGGTCAGCTTCTGGGTTACATCCAGCACCCGCACATACTGCTCGAACTCCCCCGCCTTGTTCTCGTTTCCGACCAGCACCAGGGTTTCGCCCACCTCCGGCAACCGCGCCTCGACCCGCTGGAAGAAGCGGATCGCCCGCTGCCCTTCCAGCTGGGTATCGTAGAGAAAGCCTTGCCACTTGGGGCCACGCGCCAGATAGCGCTCCACCACATCGCGGGCGTTGTTGCGGGTGTCGTGGTGGTCTTTGGTGGTCATCAGGGCCAAGCCCACGTTCGGATCGTATGGCGGCAGCAGCACGGCGGCATTCGCACCATAGTAGGTGTCGGTGTCGTCAGTCTGCACGGCCAGAAAAACCTTGCGCAGGTTCACCACCCCATAGGCCCGATCCAGATCGCTGATATCTGGAAACATGCTGTTATGTTCGCCGCTGACGATCTCCTTGCCGGTGATGCGCCCGCCACCGTCCTCGGTGTCAGTCATCCGCTGGCTGGCCATCAGCTTGATATCGCCAGATAGAATGGTCATGGGGTTACCTCAGTCAGATTCAGGGTCAAGGCATAGGGGTCTCCCCCTTCCGGGTCGGCCATCTCGATCAGTGGCGTGGCCACCACGCCAGGGCGGCGCCACATCACGGTGCGGGCTACGCCATCAAGCAGGGTCAACGTCATCAGCTGAGCCACCTGAGCCTCCAGCACCTTGAGCTCCTGCACCTTGGCACGGGAGCAATGCCCGATCAGGGTCAGCGGCCGCCCCTCAGGCTTGGCGGTCTCCTCCACCAACAGGGCGCCGCTCAGGGTCGGGGTCACCACCTGCTCGACCGGCGCCCACTCGAACTCGTCGCGCCAGACCAGATCATCTGGTAGCAGCACGCTGTTTAAGGTCACGTTCATTGCCGCAGTCCTTGCTGTTTAAGAATGTTGATAAAGGCGTTGGCATTGGCCTCATCGGCCTGCAGTTCGGCCGAGCCTCCCGCTCCTTTGAGCTCGATGGTGATCCGCTCGGACAAGGGCCTGCGCGTCCCTGGGGTGTTGGGGCCTGGGGCTTGCTGCTCTACAGTTGTGACTGGTGGCTGGGTGGCGGCCTGGCTGGTTTTGGCACTCTCTTTGGCAAGAGCCTTGTCGAGTTCTTCCTTGAGTCGAGCACGCATGGCCTCCATCTCCTTTTGGAACTTCTCGCCGTAATACTTGCTCCACTCGCTATAGGCCGGAATGTCTTTGACCTTCTGGCTGTAGCGGGCCAGCTCATCCTCAACACCAGCCAAGGTATTGGCCAGCCCCTCGGCATTGCCGCGCAGGCCGTTGAGATCCACGGTTTTGTAGTAGAAGGAACCGGCGTTCACTGTGCGGGTATCGCCTCGGCCACCTCCCCCGCCACTACTGGTGAGGCTGGCATTCGTCTGCTTGGCTTCATCCTGTACCCCTTTAAGCCCCGCACGCATCGCATCAGTAGCACCTTTGGCCCGTGCGGCCGCTTCGTCAAAGCCATCACCAATGGCCGCGACGGCCTGCTTGGTATCGCCGCTCCCCCCTTTCACTTTGGCCATGGCATCGGCGGCGATGGCCATCGAGCGAGCCAGCGCATCCCCGGTGATTTTTCCCTGGGCGGCCAGTTGCTTCTGACGCTCGATCACCGCATCGATCTCGGCGGTGGTCTTGGCGCTGTTGTAGGCGGCGGCCAGCGCCTCCTCGATGGCGGCACTACTGGCCCCCGTGTGCGCCACCAATACATCCAGGGCGCCGATGGTCTTCTGAAAACCCTCACCGATACGGCCATTGGCCTGCTCAAAATCGAGGCCGAGCACCTTAAACGCCTCTGCCAGTTTGGCTGGGCCATCAGCTGCGGTTTGCTTGGCCACCGCATTGATCTCGGCCAGATAATCACGGGTACTCTTGGCCTCATCACCCAGCGCTTCAACGGCTGCAGCCCCTTGTCGCCAGCTTCCGGTGGCCTCGTCGTAATGCACCTTGCCCTCGGCGACCAGGCGATCAAGATCCGCCATACTGGTGATGGCGAAACCAAGCTCGGCTGACAGGGCCGCAAACTGACCATTTAGGCGGGCCTGAGTCTCGGAGCGCAGTGCCTGAGCCTCCCGGAGCGCCAGCTCAGCCTGCACCAGTTGGCGCAGGGCAGAGGCGAACTGGGTGATCTGGATGATGGACTCGACTGCCACGGCGGCCAGCAGCCCCTTGACGGCTGCGCCCAGTACCCTGACCCCGATGGCAGCACCGGCTGCTGCCGTGCCCGCTGTCGTCATGCCGCCTGCTGCTGTCGCGGTCGCCACAGGCATGGCAATAAACTGGGCGTAGAGGCTGCGCAGATCACCAACCCAGCCCGCGATTTTCAGGCCGACCCACGCCTGAGCCAGTACGGTCAGCGCCGTGCGCCACTCATAGAGGGTCTGGATCAGCGACTTGAGGGTTTCCCCCATGGTGATAAAGCCATCGGAGAGGCGCTTGGCCCACTCCTGCAGGCGGCCATCCTTGGCCATCGCCTCAAATTCGGCATTAAGGTTGGCCAGCTGGTTTTTGAGCCAGGCCAGCGCACCGTTCTCGGCCACCATCCGGTAAAACTTGGCGAGGTTGTCCTGGGCATTGGAGATAAGCCCGGAAAGCAGACTCATGTTGTCAGCAGCCGCACCGCGCGATTGGGTGGCAATCTCATTCATCAGGGCAGAGATGGTCTCACGGCCCAGCTTGCCTGCCTCAGAGAGCTTCTGCAGCTCGGCAGTATTCTTGCCAGTTACCTGCTCCAGCATCTGCCAGACAGGTACACCCCGCTCAATCAGTTGCAGGATCTCCTCACCCTGCAACTTCTGCTTGGCCCAGGCTTGGCCAAGGGCAAGGGAGATGCCCTGCACCTCTTCAAAGCCGCCACCCAATTTGAACGCCTGATCGACAATGCCCTGCATGGCCCCCGCCATGGGGTCAATGCCGAACGCCTTAAGGCGCACGAACACCTGGGTGACTTCACTGAGCTGCAGGGGGGTGTTCTTGGCAAAGTCCTGGATCCAGGCTGACGCCTCTTTGCCACCGGCAATCGACCCCATCACCGCCTTGAGCTGCACATCGAGGCGCTCGGCCTGATCGCCAGTCTGGAACATGGCCATCAGTTGGCTGGTGAGGGTCTGGATACCGAACCAGGTACCTGCCAGCGCCACCAGACGCCCAGTCAGACTGCCGATGGCCCCTTGAAAACCACCGGCCTGCTGACTGCTCTGGCTAAGCTCGCGTCCCAGTCGCTCGGTCTGGGCGACGCTCTTGGTCAGCTCACGCTGCAGGCGCTGCTGTTCCTGGGCAAGGTTCTTGGTATCGAGCCCGGACTGCTTGAGCCCTGCATGGAGGCGGGTATGACTGGCGGACTGAGCGACCAGCTGGCGCTCCAGTTGCTTGACCTCGGAAGCCAGCAACCGCTCTTGTTCGGCCAGCGCCTTGGCATCACCCGCGCCTGCTTGCTGCTCACGGCGCAACTGCTCCAGCTTGTCACGGCTGAGCACTGTCGCCAGTTCGAGCTGGGTCAGGGCGGCTTTGGAGTCATTGAACTGCTGGATCAGCGCCTGCTGGCTGCTTAGCGATTCGAGGGTTTCAGCCAGCCGTGTCGTCTCAGCGGCCGTCTCGTCCGAGATAGGGCCCAGCTCCTGCACCTCACCCGCCAACGCGGCCAGGTCTTCCCGGCCGGTGACTTTAGCCGCCAGCTCCAGGGCAAGTTTGAGGGTGGTGTTGGTGCTCAT